GTATACGAACAGTGCCATCCGTATAATCGTCTCTTCTTCGTCTCCCAATTTGCACACTTGCAAATTTACTTAGTTCTTGTTTATATTTATTTTCATATAATGTCAACATATCTGCTGGACCTTTTAGAAACCCATAAGCCTCCACCAAGCACGCATATAATAATAATTGAGGGTAATTCATACTAATATAATTAGTTGTATTTCCAGATTCTAAAGTAGCTGGTCTGACATTCCCATGAATATTTATTAAATAATTAGCATCTGGCGTAGGAGCCATTATAATATTTCCAGAATTAGTTGATCCCTCTCCTGTAGCTCCTCCAAACATAGCATAATATTTAGGTAACCCGGTAGTATCTTGACCTGTTTGAGATCCTTCAGGACCAGTTAATTCTCCCACATATTCACTTATAAATGTTCTATCTCTTTTTAAAAGCCAATATGTTCTACCTGTTCTAGAAGATGTTGAATTAAAAACTTCAATGCCTCTTACAAAAACCATACCTGCAGGAACTCTAACAGTTTGCACATCTGCGGCTAGTGTTCCTTCATATTCAACTCTATCAGAATCAACAGGAACATCACTAAATATTCTTTGTTGAGCATTTAAAATAAAATTTTCTAAGATAGCAGTAGTAAATACAGTGTCATCGACTTCTGTATAACTTCTTATCATTGTAACTAATGTACTATAACTAATTCCAGACATTATTAACCTCTATCATTAACGGGTCCAATTGTACACTGTAAACCGCCTCCTGTTTCAGCACTACTTGCATTTGAAACAAGTGGTACTGTAAGTGAATTATATTGAGTCTCTGTTGAAGGTTGACCTACTGTATTAACAGTAGTTCCAACTGCTGTTGCTAAATATGAACCAAAAACTTTTGCACCACTAGAATGAGTACCAGCTGTTGTACTTACTGGTGTTTCTCCTCTATATGGAGCTGAACTTCCTCTTGTACATCCCGTTAAATCATGAGTTGATTTTCCGGTGTACTTAATAGTTTCATTAAAATATTGGCCATATGTTGAAGAGCTTGAATCTTGATCAACTTTTTCTATTACAATATATCCTGATGATGGAAATTCACTTGCATCAGTTAAAGTAATAGTAGTTGCAGAAGCAGATATATTGCCATTTAAAGTAGTCTCTAATTCTAAAGTTGTTATTGCAACTCCTCCTACTGGTTTTTTAACGTCTCTAAATCTTACATAAGTCGTACCATCATTAAAACCATTACTTGGAAATGAAACAGTTAAAGTTTTTGAAGCCGCTGTAGTTGTAAAAGGATTGTTGGGTAAAAAATCTTCTGTTGCAAATTCTGTTCTTGCAGGTTTTGCATGTTGTAAAGCTTGTGGATCTGCTCCATGGGGTCTTGGAGAAATCTGTGGTTGCTTAGGTTCATATTCAGAATTATGTACCCATGCACCATTCCATTCTTGAACCATTTCTCTATATGGAAATGCGGCTCCAGAACGATCTGAAATCATTAATGAATATCTACCTCTAGAAAATTTTCCCATTATTTTTTACTTTTAAATTTTTTCTGGTGAACTTTGTCATAAGTTTCAATGTCCATAATATATTTATCACTTTTAACTTCACCTATTCCTTTTATTTTTACTTTTTTATTTTGAAGCGATTTAGGAAGCTTTCTAGTTCTTCTTGTTCTAATAGAATCTAGTAATTTATCTTTCCTGTTTTTAGTTAAGATTTTTTTAACAACTCCCATTCCTTTAGTTAATAATGTCATTATCTCCAACCCTTCTTAGCAATTTTAGGAAAACCTCTAATTAAACCACCTTGTCTCATACCAGGTAATTTTTCTTGTACTCTAACAGAGCCTTTTCCTTCTTTTTTTCTAAACCATTTTTCAATTCTTTCACCAGCTTCTTTTAATTTTTTCTTTTCTACTCCAGAAGGACCCGTTCCTCTATGAAGTGGAGGAGACCCTAATTCATCAACATGGTAATAAGGACTGTTTGGATCAAGTTTTTTAAACTTGTCTTTTCCAGGACCTGGTTTTGTCTCTAAAGGAAATAATTTTTTACGCTTACTTTTTATTTTAGGTTTAACTTTTTTAATTATTTCTTTTATAATTTTTATTTTAGCCATTATATATTTGGATAATAAGTTTTCGGTGTAATGTACGTACTTGCCGCTGATCCATCCTCCGCTAGTGCTCTTTGTAATTCATCTTCATAATATAATTTTAATTCTTGTGATCTTTGTGGTGCATATTTTTGAGATAAATAAAATGCTAGACCTGCTGTCATACAAGGAACAAATCTATAAGGAGCATCAGTTGCATTTGTATAAGCTCCTACGTCTTGAATTCTTTTAACAAAGTAAATGTGCATATCTTTAGATGCAGCTGTAGAATTAGGTGTTGGGTAAATGGTTACCGTAACTTTGTCCACGAATCTTTGAACCCAGAATTGACTTGGAGTTCCTTTAGTTAATTTATTAGAAAAAGCTGCATAAGTTGATCTTGCAACTTTGGTCATTGGTAAATCAGTTTGATCCGTCTCAGTTCTATCTGTTCTATATTGAGCAGATAAAATATCAGATAGTCCATAAGTGGATGCACCTGAAGTTCCACCTACTGTAGTAGAAGATGTTCCATCCCCGGATGCTCTGTAAAAAGTATACTCTGCCTGACCTTCAATTAAATCAACATTGGTATCACCAACTTCCCAAAAATGGATTCCTCTATTTCCCCATTCTTGAAATAAAATGTTTAATGATCTTCTAGCGCTATGTATTTGATGTCCAGCAGATCCTACTAAACCAATACGCTCATACGCTTCTGCAATGATATCATCAATTGCAAAATTCTTTTCAAATGTATAAGAGCCCGATGTTGTATTTGCCATCTAAACTCCTATCCATAGTAAACAGTAACATGTGTAGTTACAGCATTTGTAATCTTAAGACTTGTTCCACATCTAATTCCTGTACCTGGTAACATAATAACACCTGAAACAGATTTACTATCTCCTGCATCTGAATCATTTGTTCTTGGAACATCGATTATCCATACAGTAGTAGAACCATCTATAACTGTAATAGTCCCTGCCGCAACATTATAAGGTTGCACCCAAGAAACTCCTAGAACCCTTGCAGGTCCATTAAAAATAGTATGTGTATCTGCTGTAGTTACATTACCTGTTTTTATATCCACTGGATATGTACTCATATTTTCTCCTTAAAAGGAGCTCCCGAAGGAGCTCCTTAGTTTTTAACTATTAACTATCCGCAAAAGGTGTTACTTCAGTACCTGTACCGATCAACACAGCTTCTACTAAATAAACGTTGTCTTCAAGTGCAGTAATAGTAACTGTACTACCTTTATCTCCACCTGTAGTTCCACCGTTCATGCTGATAACGTCATTAGATGATGCTGGTGCGAATGTATTATTCGTACCATCTGCTACGTTCACAACAGTTGCGTGACCAACAAATTTGTCGGTTCCGTCTGTTTTGATATCGAAATCAGTTGAATCTGTGCCTACATAAAATTTGTAAACAGCACCTAACTGATTATTAGCATTTGGATCATTAGATCCAGCTGATGCACCTTTGCTATCTGCTTTTATTGTTGGAAGTGTAATTGCACCATCAGCATCATTACATTTAATAACTTTTCCTGCATACGAAGCAAAAGTTAATGTAGTTTCCGCTGTGATATTTACCACTTCATCAGGTCCCGCAGAAATAAATCCTCTTAAAGATTTTACTGGTCCTGAAAACGTTGTCATTGCCATAATTGTATCCTCCTAGTTTCCGAACATAGTCTCTAGGCCGTCGACTATACGCGTCTATGTTCTATTAATTGTATAGTGATTAGTTTTATATAGTAGATTTATATGGAGTGCAAGAGATCCTTAAGCTAAAATGTGATTTCAGCGATGTGGCGTTTATCTAAGTAGCCACAGAAACTTGGGGAGCAGCATCATGAATTGCATTTTCTCTATCTGCAATCTTACGTTCCTCGGCTTTAATCTCAGTGATAACATTTTTAATAGCGTTATCAATTTCGACCATATTAAGAGTATATTTGCCATGCTGTTCATACTCAAGCTGCCACCTCAACTCCAAGGACCGTTTTTG